ATGCACCAGCACTACAAAGGCGCAACTCCCCCGGCACAGTGGCGGGCAAGAGGCTAAATGGCCGCGACTCCCGACATGCTGCATCAGGGGATGAGCGGGCCCGCGCCGGGCGCTCCTTCTTCTCCGCAGGATGCAACCTCGAAGCTCGCCGAGACCAGCCCGGAAAATCCTTCGCAATACGGCCCGGAGAATCCCGAGCATTTTTCCACCGGACAAGTCACCGAGGAAGATCAGCAAGCACTCGTCACCATCATCGGCGAGTATCGCGCGTCCTGGGCGCAGGACCGATTGGAACGCATCTACCAGTGGACGCGGAATCTCTTCTACTGGAAAGGCGTGCAGCTCATCACCTGGATCGGCGGGGCCTGGTATGACGCCGGAGCCTGGGCGCGCAGCCAGAATCAGGAGTCGGGCGAAGACACCGACCTCGAACGCTGGAGCAATCCCCTCACGCTGATGTTCTGCAACGTCTTCACCGCGACGATGAGCCGCGCCATTCCCGAACCGATCGTCAAGCCGCGCAACGCCGATCCCAGCCTGAAAGACACCGTCACCGCGAAAGCCGCGACCGAAGCCATGCGGATCATCAAGAAGCAGAACCGCAACCGCTCCATGGTCCGCACCATCTACGAATTGCTTTTCCTGATGGGGAGCTACTTCAAATACACCCGGCCCGCGATCGATGGCCAGCGATTTGGCTACGACGAAGTCGCGGTCTTTGAAGACATGCAGATTTCTACCGGGCCGCACTACGTCTGCCCCAGTTGCGGAGCGGAAACGCCCGCGACCGATCCCAATGAAGCACAGGGAATGACCTGCCCCAGTTGCGGAGCCTGGATGGGACAGGAAAGCTATTACGCGGCGGGAGAAGGCAACCGCACAAGTCTCCGTCAGGCCGGAGTGAAAAGGATTCCGCGCGCCGGAGTGAAGCAGACTCTCATCTCCTGCCTTGAAATGGACATGGACCCGAAAGCCACCGGGGACAGCCCGTTATCGAAGACACCGATTGCCTCGTATGACTCGGAGATTGATTTCGGCGAAGCCTGCCGGATGTTCCCGAAATTCCGCGACAAGATTCAGCCGGGAGCCGAAGTCTCGACGACGCCAATGGCTTCAATTGAAAAGCTGGCACGCTTGCAGGCGATCTCTGCGCTTGGCGCGATGACCGGGATCACCGCCGATACCTCGCTCACCAACCCCACCTATTCCTTGAACTGGGTGACGCCGAACGCTTATTACAAGCGCCGCGACTGGGCCTTCGCCGAGCGCATGGAGCGCATGTTCCCTGAAGGACTGTTACTGACGATGGTAGGAGAAGTAGTGGTCGACGTCCGGCCCGCCGTGCTGGAAAAAGAACTGAGCCACGCCGCGCTCTACACCAGTCAAGGCGTCTATTGCGATGCTCTGGCGAATACCGCAGTCAGCTTCAACGCGCGCTTCAACCGGGTGATGTGGATTCTCGACGACTGGGCAAGCCGCGCGGCTTTGGGATTAAACGTGGCCGACGCCTCCCGCCTCGACACCGAGAAGATGAGCGGCAAGCCTGTGCCCGCAGGCACCATCGTTCCTCTTCCCATGAAGTTCGACGGGAACCGCGTTCCGATCGGAGAAACGTTCGCGCATTTTGAATTGCCCGTCAACCCCGCGCTCTGGAATTACCCGATGATGCTGATGACCTTCGCCGAGCTGATTCTCGGGATTCCGCGCCAGTTAAGCGGCAACGGGACACAGGATGACGTCGAGACGCTGGGCGGCCAGCAGTTGCAGCTCGCGCGCGCCGCGACCACGCTGAAACCCTATTTCGAAAACGTGAAGGATGAGGACGCGCAGGCCACGCAGAACGCGATCGACTGTTTGAAAGCATTGATGGCCAGCGGAGCGGTCAAGAAATTAACCGAAGTCATCGAGTCCAACGGCGGTGCGTTTCAAAACAACGTGGTCGACTGGTCGGCGATGGAAGGCAACGTCGAAGTCGAAGCCGACGAAGATCAGGACCTCCCGGTATCGCCGGAGGAGCTGCGCACCGCCATCAATCTGATGTTCAAGGAGCTGACGAACGGCAATGCCGCCGCCGTCGCCTGGTTCGACGTGCCCGCCAATCAGGAACTCGCGCAATCGACCATGGTCCCGGGCAGCGTGGTCCCGGACGAAGCGCAGCGGCTCAAGACCGAAGCCGACATTCAGGCCATCATCGAAAACGGGCCGCAGATGAAGATGCTCGCGGTCGCGAACCCGGACGGCAGCCGCTCCGTGCAACCGACGACCGAATTAGCCGCGCATCCCGGCAAGATGGAGAACTTCCCGGTCGCCAAACAAATCGTGCAGCGCTACATGCTTGAACACTACGAACTGCGCACCGAGAACCCGGTGGCATGGCAGCAGCTCATCGAATACTGGGATGAACTCTCCGATGGCGACATGAAAGCCGCGCAGGAGAAAGCCTCCCGCCAGCTTCAGGTCACCAAAGCCGGGCAGCCCGCGCCGCCGAAGCCCGATCAGGGAACCATGGCCGCCGTGCAGGAACTGCAGAAGTTAGCCGTACAGATGGCGGACCGACTAGGCCAGCTTGCCCAGCTCGATCCGCTGCTCACCAAGCAAACCATCACCGGACAAAAAGATGCAGCGAAAGCCGTGGTCGAGTCGGCGATGGATGCGACCAAAGCCATGATGGGAGAGCAATGACACGCGAAATAAACGAGTTGAACGCGAACGGGGGCGCGATAAGCAGGCTCATCATCTATCACGCTTTGCGGATGGCAGGCTTATTGCCCGAGCCACCCGAAGCAAATCTCAAAGAGTGGGCGTGGAAGATGCACTGGGCGCAACGCTCGGAAACCCTTTTTTCCGGCATAGCGCAAACCTCACTCATTCCGCTCACCGGAGAAGCGCCGCCGGAGTTCAAAGAAGTCGAAGTCCAGGAATGCCTCTGGTTTATGGCGGAGATTCCTATCCGAAGTACCGACGCTCTGCCGCAGGACGTTGTCGAACTCTGGCATAAGGATGATCTCGTTGTATTTATCAAGAATCTATACGTAACGCCGATGGCGAGTGCCGATCAACTCGCACACAGTTTTGCCCCTAAGGAGAAATAAGCCATGCCTGAACTAGCCACGCCCGCAGCACCCGCAGCTCCGTCCGCACCCGCAGCTCCGTCCGCACCCAGCGCCCCAGCAGCTCCGGCGTCAACTCCGGCGGCTCCCGCCGCGCCCGCGCAACCGTCCGCGCCTGCCCAGCCGAGCGCCCCGGCCCAGCCTGCCGCGCCTGCGCAACCCGCGGCACCCGCGCAACCCGCAGCGAAAGTTCCCTACGATCCCAAGACCGCCGCCGCCCCGCCGAAAGCCAGCGACTATCCCGATACCGTCGCCGGGCAACAGGAATTCGGCGAAGCGCAAGTTGCATGGGGTCTCGAACATCCGGAAGAGGCGGCACGACTCCGCCAGGAACGGACGGGGCAGGAGACCGGCGCTCTCCCGGAAGAAGTGCAAGAGGTTCCCGCCGCGGAAGCCGCCAAGCCCGCCGACGACAATAAGCCAGCCGAACCCGCTGCTCCGGCCACCCCCGCGGCAATTGATTCATGGCTGAACGACGCTCCCGCCATCAAAGCCGCCTTCGAGCAGCATCCGGAAAAACTCGCACAAGTGATGGAGATGGCGCGCTCGCTCGAAGCTGCGAGGCCCATCATGGACGTCGTCGGCACCGTCGAAGAAGCCCAGTTCGCCGTCGAACACGCCAACCGTCTCGTCGGATTGCAAAGCAGTTGGATGCTTTCCGGCGAAGATCCGGAGATGGTCGGACCGGCATGGGATCAGACCGTCGAGATGTTCAAAGAACGCGACAAAGACGGCAAGGAGATTCTGGAGAACGGGAAACCCAAGCTCGCGGCGGACTTCAAGCCCTTCGTGCGCAAAGCCGCCAGCTCCGCCCTTGAAGAATTCACGGCCGGAACCGATGCCCAGATTGCACAGCTTCAATCGAAACTCGCAGGCAGCTATGCGAACGACGAAGCGCGGGCCGTAGACGCCAAGGCTCTGGAGGCTGCGCAGTCAGACAAAGCCGCGTTCGATCTGGTGCTCGCCAAACTCAGCCATGCCGGGGAAAGCGGAAGCGCCCTCCCTGCCCTGCCGCCAAATGCTACTCCGGAACAAATCGCTTTCCAAAAGCAACTCGAAGAGCGGCAGAAGGAACTCGACGCGCGGCAAGGAAAGACCACCACTGCGGATCGCAAGGCAGCACGCACCGCGCTCGACCGCTCCGTGCAAGCAGAGTACGAAGGCTCGATCAACCGCCAGATCGAAACCCGCATCGGGGCCATGAAAGAGCGGGGCGAATATCTTCCCGATTTCGTCTTGAATGACAAATGGATCAATCCGGCCACCGGAAAACAAACCAGCGTCTCCGCCTTCGGCATGAAGGTCTACCAGCAGTTGAACGACAAGATCAACGCAAACCCGATCCACCGGGCGAAACTCGCCAGCTATCAAACGCTCGGGGCGGCCGGAAAAGACGCGCGCGTCGCCGAAGTCAACCGGCTGGTGAATCTCTACCTGCCGAAGATTTTCGACGCCGAAGTCACCCGCATCCAGAATGGCATCCGCGAGCTGAGCGCCAAGAAACCGAACGCAGCCCCGGCGAACGGCGTGAACGCGCCTCGCATGGAGCCTTCGACGCGCGCGGCAGTCGTCCCGAGCGGCATGGACAGCGACCAGGCGCTGAGCTGGGCAAGGACGGAAGCGGCGAAAGCCCCCGGCTTCCGCAACCTGTCGCCGCAGCAGCGCGAAGAATTGGTCATGGATTTTTACGGCCAAAAGATGTATCGAGGCTAGACGTAGCGGGAAGTATCAGAGCAAACGCCAGCCAGTTTTTGTTTCGTACCGCCATCTCTCACTCCATCTGCCACCCCTCCAGACCAGGGGCGAACCACTCAGCACCGCCCAATAGCTAGCCACACTCTCGGAGGAATCCAATGCCAGCACCTAACAATTCCACTGCGCAGGCGCAATTGCCCATCATGTTGCAAGTCGTCAACGACATGGTTGCCAAGGCGCAGAACCTCGACCGCGGCATCGATAAGAAGTTTCAGGATGCGACCGCGATGGACATGGGCAAAGAGAAGTACCGTCACCCGATCCAGTTCGACGAAGGCGGCCAGCCCATGGCCTACGATCCGGACGGCGGCGCTTACGGTCCCGGTACCGGCCCGGAGTACAACCAGTTTTTAGTTGTGCCTGTGCCGATCCTGATGGCCTTTGCCGCCACCGAATTGCTCGACCGCATCGAGAAATCCGCGGGACTCGAAGTGGTGAAGCCGATCAGCCGCATGGTCACCGGCGCCAAGAACAAGATGGCGCACATCCGCTGCGCTCTGGCGCAGGGCTACAACCAGTTCATCCTGGCAACCGTCGATCCCACCTACGGCGGAGCTTCCACCACCGTACCGCTCGCGAACGTCCCCTTCGGCAACCGCTTGCTTGACATCAATAACCAGGTGCTCGCCACCGACGCCAGCGGCCTCTACAACGTGATCGGCTCGCCAACCATTCTCTCGAAGTCGAATTCGACGGCTGCGGCGATCGACACCGTCCAAATCGATGTCGTACCCGCGGGACTGGTGGCAGGTTCATCCTTCCTGTTGCTGGGCGCCACTTCCGGCGCACCGCTTGGTCCGCAGGGAATGCAGTACCTGATCTCCACCTCGAACGAAGGCGATCAGAACGGCATCGCCCGCGCACTGGCGCAGATGCAGGCAGCCGGAGTCAACGCTAATAACGGGACGCTCACCCTGGGCATGATCACCGCTCTCGACGTTCGGCAAAAGCAGAACGCCGGACCCGATGGCGAAATGGGCAAGCGCTTCTACTACACCCATATCGTGCAGCGGACCACGGCGCAACTGCTCGGCTTCGCCAAGACCACGCTGATGTCGACCGACGGGAAGCTGGCGAACTTCGACATCGCCCCAAACCTCGATTCCAAGTGGACCATCGGCGACCAGGAAGTCGAAATCGACACCATGGCCGCCATCAACACGCTCTACAACGTGAGCGGGATGCACCTCAAAAAGGTCCGCTATCCCGGCAGCCAGAAGTTTATCCCTGGCATCCTGAACGGCTTGTGGTGGCCGCGTACCAACGCAGGACAATTCACCTCGGAGCGCGACACCTACTACCAGGACGCCTACAACAACTACACGAATTACCCGTGGGCGCACGCGGTGGTCAACAATCTCGGGATCTCCCCCGCGATGCAGGCACCCGTCTAGCCACTGCCCTCGGCGGGGAGTTTTGAGTTTTCCCCTCTGGACTTCCCGCCGAACGCTTCACCTTTTTCGATTGTCATGGCCGAAGGCGACGATCTCATTTCGCTAACCCATACCACCGCCGTGCAGTACAAGGCGAAAGACGGCTCGGTGAAGGAATTGCGCGTGATTCAGCCGATTGATCCGGCGCAAAGAAAGCTGGAGTATTGGGATTTGCAGTTGCTGGCGAAAGAGATTTCGAAGTGCTTGCGGGAGGATGCGCTGTGATTTACCTGCGCAAAGCCCGACATCGTTTCACCCTATTTTCACTGGAGGATTAAGAATATGGAAACACCGAAGCACGTCATTCTGGTCATAGGCAATGCGCGCCACGACGCGCTAGTGATCGGCACACGCGAATTCGACGACCACGACAACCCAGTTTTAAATCTGGTTCACTTTCGCCGCGATGACAATACCTCGCGCCCGGCGTCGAGTGGGAACTGGGCGGACACGCTGGAACGAACGATCGACGTGCCTCACGAAGATGATCGCAAAAAACAACCGTTCTACTACGTCGTCGAGGAGGATGCCTCGGCGCTGCGGACGCAACTCGAAAGCGCACGGGAAGTTCTCCGCGAATACGACAAGGTCGTGGACGATCTCAGGGCCCAACTCGCAGCCACCACTGAAGGCAAGGATGCCGCATTGCAAGCGATTG